GAGCCGAACGAGCCGAACGAGCCGAACGAGCCGAACGAGCCGAACGAGCCGAACGAGCCGAACGAGCCGAACGAGCCGAACGAGCCAGAGCAGCCAAAGCAGGTTAAGGCCGCAAAAAGCAAAGCCAAGTAAGGGGTTTCTATGCTGACCGTTGAGCAGGTGAAACTGCACTGTCGCATTGATGCCGGAGCGTCTGAAGAGGATGACTGGATAGCGTCACGCCTGAAGGCGGCGTGGCGTTATGTGGAGACCTGGACGCGCCGCAGGTTGTATGAAAATGCAGACGACCCGCTTTACCTGGCCGATCCTGATGCGCTGCTTTATGGCGAAGATATCGAAACAGCCATGCTGATGCTGATTGCTCACTGGTACGCGAACCGGGAAGCGGTAAGCACGAATGGCACCTCATCGACTGTCGATCTGGCTGTTGAAGCATTACTTCAGCCTTACCGGATTTATGGGGTTTAGGGGGCGGCATGGCCTGTAGTGGGTGCGCCGCTCGTCGCGAGTGGCTGAAGAAATGGATGAACATAGCGTATGAACGAGCAACAGGTAAAAGACCTGCTGGCGGCGATGAGCCACCAGACCGCGGCGATGAATCGCCTGGCGGAGTCAAACGAGGCACTGGTGGCGATAATTTACCAGTCGATGGCGGAAGAGATTGAGACAACCACACTCGACTCACCTGTGCACACTTACCTCAGCGGCAAACCCAGGGGGTGAGCATGCAGGCCGGAAAGCTTAACAAGCGGATCGTGTTGCAGAAGCCTGTTAAGGCGCAGAGCCCGACCACCGGGGCCATTGTTAACGGGTGGGGTGATGTGGCTGAGCTGTGGGCAAACATCACTGACCTTTCCGCACGTGATTTTGTGGCCGCGAAAGCGGGGCAGAATGAAGTCACCACGCGCATAACCATCCGCTGGCGTGAGGATGTCACGGATAAACATCGCATTCTCTATCGCGGGCGCGTTTATGACATTCAGGGCGTGCTTGAAGATGATAAAAGCGGCCGGGAATATCTGACGCTCCCATGTTCACGGGGGGTTAACGATGGCTGATGGTGTGGATTTCAGCATTATCGGGCTCGATGCGCTGCAGGGTAAGCTGCTCAGTATCAGCGATGACCTGCGGCGTCGCGGCGGTCGGGCGGCGCTCCGGCGCGCCGGTAATGTGATTGTCGATAAAGCGAAGGAGAACGCCAGCCGCATTGATGATCCGGCAACCGGGCGCAGCATTGCCGCAAACGTGGCGATGCGCTGGAACGGCAGACTCTTCAGAACCACCGGCGATCTGGGTTTTCGCATTGGCGTGCAGCACGGCGCTGTGCTGAAAAAACACCCTGACCTCAGCGAGAACGCGCCGACGCCGCACTGGCGTCTCATTGAGTTCGGCACGGAAAGGGTACGCGCTCAGCCCTTTATGCGTCCGGCTGCGGAAACCAGCACGGGCGAGGTGGTGAACGTGTTTGCCACTGAGTACGAGAAGTCCATTGACCGCGCCATTCTTCGTGCGCAGAAGAAGGGGATGGCACCATGATCGCACCCGTCTTTTCCGTCTGTGCAGCCAGTCCGGCGGTTACTGCGCTGCTGGGCACCGACCCGCTGCGCCTGTATCCCTTCGGACTGCAGGATGATGCTGTCGTTTACCCCTACGTGGTCTGGCAGAACGTCAGCGGCTCGCCGGAGAACTATCTCGCGCAACGGCCCGATGTTGATTCGTTCACCCTGCAGGTTGATGCCTATGCCGACACCGTGGATGAAGTTATCGCCGTTGCTGCCGCGCTGCGGGATGCCATTGAGCCCCACGCGCATATCACGCGTTGGGGTGACCAGACCCGCGATAATGATACCCGGCGGTACCGCTATTCATTCGATGTTGAATGGCTGGTGCTGCGCTAATCACATTCCCCGCTAACCATCCGGCCACGTGCCGGTTTTTTTATGTCCGGAGATAACCATGTCTGTACTTACGCAGGGCACGCAGCTCTTTGTGTTTGCGAATAACACCGTGAGCGAAATCGAATGCATTACCGCATTCAACCCGGGAAGCAGCCCGGCTGACCAGATCGAAGATACCTGTCTGAGCGAAAAGAGCACGCGCACCTATAAAAAAGGGCTGCGCACCCCGGCGCAGGCGTCTGCAACGCTGAACGCCGATCCGAAAAACACCAGTCACCTGATGCTCAGTACTCTGGCGGAAACCTCTGACCAGACCGATCTGGTCTTTGCTATCGGCTGGTCTGACGGTGAATCTGAACCAACGCCCGCCACCGACAGCACTGCCGGTGCCGTTGACGGGCTTGACCTGCCGTCCGATCGCACCTGGTACGTGTTCAAGGGCTATGTGGCTGACTTCCCCTTTGATTTCCAGGCCAACACGGTGGTGCAGACCACCGCAACCATTCAGCGCTCCGGCGCTGGCGTATGGATTCCGAAAGCCGGGTCCGGTTCTTAATAACCTCGGGGCCACGGCCCCGGTAATGCAGGCAGAGCATGAAACTGACGCTTGAATCACTGAAAACTGCGGGCGCGTTTACCGGGCGTCCCGTTGAGAAAGAAATCACCTGGAAGCAGGGCGATAACGAATTAACCGCAACGGTGTACGTGCGCCCTATGGGTTATCACGCCGCCACGTCCGATGTACTTGCCATGGGGGGCAAGGTGGATGGTGTCGCTGGCCGTATCGCGGCCTCCATCTGTGACGAAAACGGTAAGCCTGTTTTCAGGGCGGCGGACATTACCGGCGAAGCCGATCCGGAACGTGGTGCGCTGGATGGCGCACTGACTGTGGCGCTGCTGGTGGCCATTCAGGAGGTTAACGATCTGGGAAAGACTACGAGCTCAGCGCAGAAGATGAATTCTGGTGTGAGCTCGTCCTCAGCGGTATCGGCGGACGCACCATCGCACAGGCGCGGGAAACGGTCAGCTTCAGAGAATCGCAGATCTGGGCGCGCTACCGGGAGCGATACGGAAGCCTGAATCCCATGATGCGCGTTGAGTGGGGCGCAGGGGTGGTCGCCAGCACCATTGCCAACGTTAACCGCGACCCGAAAACCCCACCATTCAGCCCCACAGATTTCACCCTGCATTTCACTAAAGTCGCTGCTGCTGATGAGCCCATCTCTCTTGAGGACGCGAAGAGTAGCTGGACATAACTGCCGCCAACGGAGAGTTTATGGCTTCCAAATCACTGGGAACACTGACGATCGACCTGATCGCTAAAGTGGGTGGCTTTACATCCGGCATGGAGAAAGCGCAGCGGGCCTCGGATAAGTGGGCAAAGCAGGTGCAGAAAGATGCCGCGGCAACCTCAGCCGCCATTCTTTCCGTGGGTGGCGCAATTCAGGCCGCCGCCGTCACGGCGGGCACTGCCGGGTTTGCGCTGCTGAAAACAACGTCAGAGCAGATCAACGCCACGGACCAGTGGGCGAAATCGCTGAAGATGTCCACGCAGGAATTACTGGCCTGGCAGTTTGCCGCCGAGAAAGCGGGTGTGGCTGGTGATAATATGGCCGACATCTTCAAAGACCTGAGCGACAAGATTGGTGATGCCGTCCTGAACAAGTCCGGAGAAGCGGTTGATGCGCTTAACGCGCTGGGCCTCTCCGCCGAAAGGCTATCAAAGGTGTCGCCTGATAAGCAGATGCTGGCGATTGGCGAGGCGCTGGGGAAAATCAGCTCCAATGCCGGTAAGGTCACCATCCTTGAAAGCCTGGGTAATGACCTCTCGAAGCTGCTTCCCCTGTTCGACAACAACAACGCGAAGCTGAATCAGTTCATCCAGCTTGCGAAGGATTATGGCGTCGCCCCGGACCCGGCCTCGATTGATGACCTGGTGAAGGTCAATGACCTGTTTCAGGACATGGAGGCGCAGGTCAGAGGCCTGAAAATGGAGATTGCTGCAGGTCTGGCTGGTGTGGACCTGAGCCCCCTGAACAATTCCCTCAAAGAAATTCATAACGTTTTAACTGACCCGGAAGTGCTGAAGGGTCTGGTGTCCATGGTCAGCCAGGTGGCTGAGCTTGCCGGCTGGCTCATCAAAGCCGCCGCTGCAGCCGGTGAGCTCGCCTCCACATCCGGCAACAGGATGGCGGCGCTGGGCGGGGGCATCGACACAAAAGACCTCGGGCAGGTTGAGGAACGGATCAAGTACCTCGATCACTTCCTGGCCGGCAGGAAAGGTTTTTATGGGCAGGGCGAGTCGTTCTTTGGCTGGGTTACCGGGAAGGATGACAGCGTGAAAGCAATGACCGCTGAGCTGGAAGGTCTCATTAAGGTCAGGGATGAGTTACAGGCTAAACCCGAATCGACTCTCCCGGTTATGGCCGCAACAGTCGGGTCGTCGCAGTTCGCGCTGCCTCCAGGCCAGACGAATGGCAAGGCTGCGGTTGATACCGGGGCCAAAAAGTTAGAAAGCGCCTTCAGGGCAATGGAGCAAAGCTACCTGCGTCAGATAGCGCTGGCGGACACCTCCGGGAAGAAAACGGTCGAGATAACGGAGCAGCAGAAACTTCAGTTCGACCTCGCTGAGGGCAAGCTCAGCGGTATTAATGACATCCACCGGCAAAGGCTGATGCAGCTCGCGCAGGAAGTGGACCGCCTCAACGCGGTCAGGAAAGCCAATGAAGAGAACGCCAAAGTTGCCGCCTATGTCGCTAATCTGGCCGCGCAGAATGATAACGCCCGCGCCACTGCAGGTGTTGAGTTGCAGGGCGCAGGCCTCGGGGATAAAGAGCGCGGGCGGCTCAAAGAGCGCCTCAGCATTGAGCGTGATTTTCTGGATCAGCAGAGGGAGCTTCAGAAGCAGTACCAGGGCGGGGAAATTTCAAAGTCAGTGTATGACCGCGAAACGCAGGCGCTGCGTGAGGCTCAGTCCGAACGGCTGAGGATTCAGGAGAACTATTACCAGCAGGTGGATGCGCTGCAGGCCGACTGGATAGCCGGGGCGCAGGATGGTTACGCTGACTGGCTTGATGAAATCAGTGACGTTTCCGGGGCGGTGTCGTCCGGCGTCAAATCTTCGCTAAACGGTGTTTTTGATAACGTCACCTCCATGCTTGAAGGGAACAAGGTCAGCTGGAAGTCATGGGGCATATCGGTGCTGCAAATCATCGCCAAAGTGGCCCTCCAGATGGCGGCGGTAAATGCCCTCAGCAGCGTTTCATCTTCCTCCGGGTTGCTTGGCTCGCTTATCGGTGGCGTCGCCAGTGCCGTGGCCGGTGGCGCAGCTGGCGCGGGCGGAACAACCCCCTCCGGGGCGTACACGTCCGCGGCCTCAAATCTCACCTTCAACGCCAAAGGCGGCGTTTACGCGTCCAGCGACCTAAGCCAGTACAGCGGCTCGGTTGTGAGCTCTCCGACGCTCTTTGCCTTTGCCAAAGGCGCAGGGCTGATGGGCGAGGCGGGGCCGGAGGCCATCATGCCGCTTACGCGTGCAGCCGATGGTTCACTGGGTGTTCGCGCCGTTAAAGAGGGAAGCGCCCAGCCACAGGGTGCCGGTTCAGGTGTGCAGGTGAATATCCACTTTGACGGCAACGGCAATGCGCAGTCCGGTACGTCCGGCGGCGCTGAAGATTTTGGCAGACAGATTGGTAGCTACGTTGAGCAGAAATACCGCGAGCTGATGCGCAGGGACTCATCGCCGGGTGGGCCTCTGTGGAACCTCGCTAAAGGGAGTCGATGATGGCAATCGAGTCATTTACCTGGTGCCCGCGTATCAACGCCGAGCAGGACGTCAGCTTTCGCAGACGGACTGCGCAGTTTGGCGACGGGTATCAGCAGGCGTCCGGGGATGGCCTTAATCCCCGGTCACAGAGCTGGAAACTGCAGTTCACGGGCGATGCGGCGTTCATAACTGAGATAAAGGCGTTCCTCGACCGCCACCAGGGCGTGAAATCCTTTCAGTGGACGCCACCGCTTGAGCCCACCGGGCTTTATCGCTGCGACAAATACACCCCCGTTGCACTTGGTGCCGGGATGTACTCGCTTTCCCTGACATTCGAACAGGCATTCAAACCATGAGTCTTAACAGCGATTACCAGAAACTGGAGCCGGGAAACACCATCCGCCTGTTTGAGGTGGATGGGTCAGCGTTCGGCGTCGATGACATCCTGCGGTTTCACAGCCACAACATCCCGCACACCGAGGCCGAAATTCTGGCGGCGAAGGGCGACGAGTCGAAGCTTCCGGCCAAATCAGTCTGGTGGCAGGGCGAAGAATACAAGGCGTGGCCGTGTGCAATCGAAGGTCTGGAGGCATCAACCAGCGGCGGAAGTGCCACGCCGCGTTTGTCCGTTGCCAACCTTGACGGGTCAATTACGGTGCTCTGTCTGGCTTATGACGATCTGCTGCAGGCGAAAGTCACCCTTCACGACACACTGGCGCAGTACCTGGATGCCCGGAATTTTGAAGCAGGGAACCCCGCAGCCGATCCGACGCAGGAGAAGCTGCAGGTCTGGTACATCGATGCGAAAAACAGCGAGACCAGTGAAGTTGTGGAGTTCGCGCTTTCCAGTCCGATGGATTTGCAGGGACTGCTAATCCCGACGCGCCAGCTCCATTCGCTGTGCACCTGGTGCATCCGGAACAAATACCGGACAGGCGACGGCTGCGACTATGCCGGTACGCGTTACTTCGACAAGAACAACAAACCGGTAAGCGACCCTTCACTTGACCAGTGCAACGGCACGCTGACGGCCTGCAAGCTGCGCTTCGGGGAAAACAACGAGCTTCCGTTTGGCGGATTCCCTGGCACGTCTCTCATCAGGAGCTGATATGCGTAAAAAGACAATCGCGGCCATCATGGCGCACGCCGAAGCTGAGTATCCCCGCGAGTGCTGCGGGCTGGTGGTGCAGAAAAGCAGGGTGGAGCGCTATTTCCCGTGCCGCAATATCGCCGCTGAACCTACGGAGCACTTCCACCTTTCGCCTGAGGACTACGCCGCCGCTGAAGACTGGGGAACGGTCACCGGCATCGTGCACAGCCATCCTGACGCCTCCACCCAGCCGAGCGAACTGGACAAGGCGCAGTGTGATGCCACCGAACTGCCGTGGCACATCGTAAGCTGGCCGGAAGGCGATGTACGCATGGTTATGCCTCGCGGGGAGCTGCCCTTGCTGGAGCGTCCGTTCGTGCTGGGCGTCTATGACTGCTGGGGGCTGGTGATGAGCTACTTCCGCCAGCAGCACGGCATTGAGCTGAAGGATTACCGTGTCGATTATCCGTGGTGGGAGGATCAGCATTCCGAAAACCTTTACCGTGATAACTGGTATGAGTGTGGCTTCCGGGAGTTCTCCGGTCCCACACAGCCCGGCGACATGGTGATCATGCAGGTGCAGTCGAATAAGTGGAACCATGCGGGGATACTACTGGAAGGGAACATGCTGTTGCACCACTTATACGGGCACCTGAGCCAGCGCGTTCCGTATGGCGGGTACTGGATTGATCGCACCATGAAGATTTTAAGGCACAAATCTCTATGCTAACCTTCTGAAAACACATAAGGGTGGCGGTTATGAAGCAAATTGCACTGGTGCTAGCTGTAATAGGGTTATCTGGCTGCGTAACAGAGTCGGTATCTACAGGCGAGGCAAAAATAGTTCCTACAGAGCGTGTGCTTGTTAAGGGAAATGGTGATGCTGAGCTGATAGTTACACGCGACAAAGGGTGGTTAGTCGGTGGTGGATGTTTCACAACCCTAACTTTGGATGGTAAGCATATAGCCAGGATAGGCACTGGTGAAACTTTATCTTATAAAGTGAAGCCTGGAAGACATATCCTTGGTATAGCTGATGATCCAGAAGGTGGAGGATTATGCGGCATGGGGTCGGGTAAGCCTTACAAAGAGACCAGTACTGTGATTTCAAATAATGAAATTCAAAAATACAGGATAGCTGGTGATACCAATTCTGGATTAGATATCAGGCCAACATCAAACTAAAAAAGCCTCCTTTGGTAGGTTTTTTTTGGGGTTTCTATGAACGAGAAAATGACGAGAATCGAGCTTGGCGGTGTGCTGGCTAAAACTTTCGGGAAAGTTCATCATCGTCTAATCAGCACTACGCATGAAGCGACCAGAGCACTTGCAGCGACAATTAAAGGCTTTGAACAATACATGATTTCAAGCCAGCGCCGTGGCCTAACATATGCCGTTTTCAGAGGCGGAAAAAACATTTCTGAAGATGATCTCGGATTTCCAGTAACAGAAGAAGTGATTCGTATAGTGCCGGTTATTATTGGCAGCAAAAAAGCTGGAGCATTACAGACTATTCTCGGCGCAGTTCTCGTTGTGGTTGGCGTTGCAATTAGTGTTTTCACTAGCTGGACTGTCGCCGGGGTGGGGGTTGGTGGCGCTGTAACCGCACTTGGTGCGTCAATGATGGCAGGCGGAGTAATTCAATTACTCTCTCCACAGCCGGGTGGCCTCGCAAGCAAGCAAGACCCTGATAACCGGGCCTCTTATGCTTTTGGCGGTGTGACCAATACCGCAGCTCAGGGTTATCCGGTGCCGCTGCTTTATGGTAAGCGACGTATAGGGGGGGCAATTATTTCTGCGGGTGTGTTCGTAGAAGATATGCTTTGAACATGATATAAAAAGGCAATTTTTCTTACTGGCTATTATCATGACTGAAGATTCATTACTTATTGCCAAAGCAATTTTAGAGCTTAAACAGGGTCCTGATATTGTGAAAGATTATGTTTTCCCAATATCAATATCATTTTTATCCGCTCTGTTAGGTGGGATGACCGCCTATTGGTTTAATCTAAGGCAGGAAAGAGTTAAGTCTGAAAAAGAGAAGTTTTTGCTTGCAAATAAATTGGTGATCACTGTTATTGAGTGCTCCAATGCCTTGGTTTCTATTAAAGGTAATTATATATCTTTGAACTCAACTGATCCTCGTAAGCGAGCTCTTTCAATTCCTTATATCATAAATAATGAGAGTGACGCTAACTTTGATATGGCTTTGTACTCTTTCATAAAGAATGTTCCTACATGCAACATAGGGTTTCTTGGTAAAATAAAGAAATTTATTGAATACAGAATTTTAGGGATGAATTGTTTAGGGCCATCTGATGAGGAAATTGGTAAGTCTTGGCGAAATATAAATAGAATGAGCGCTTGTATTAAGAATTACAACTTATTTATCACATTACTTTCAAAGCGTAATGAGCTTGATGGGCAAGTAAAATCGGCCTTTAAAAAATATGTTGAAGTTACTCATGAAGAAATTATGAGTAATACTCCACGTTCAATTCTTGTCCCTTACATTGGGCTAACTGAAACGATTATTGCGTTAAATGATCATCTTATAAAGGAGATGGATTCTTTTTTGAATGAATTTCCGTTAATTGCCGAAAGTAATATTGAGTTATCACTTGTTGGAAAAGGAAGTAAAGTTATATCAATCAAAAATGCTAAGCCAGGTTACATTAATATTTTGAATCCTATAGTTAAGCCTGATTATAAATTATTGGCTAAACTTATGGGTGTAAGTCACGATGAAGTGATTAAGATGTATACTTTCAGCGATTGGTATTAAATCAGTCTTTAATCTGCCTTCAGGCCACCTCCGGGTGGCTTTTTTTATGGACGCAATATGTCAACCACAACCGCATTGAAAGGCCGTAAGGGTGGCGGCTCTAAGTCGCGTACACCTACTGAACAGCCAGATGACCTACAGTCGGTCGCTAAAGCAAAGGTACTCATCGCGCTGGGTGAGGGTGAGTTTGCGGGTGGCCTGACTGCACGAAATATTTACCTCGATGGTACCCCGCTTGAAAACCCTGACGGCTCTAAAAACTTCAGCGGCGTGGTCTGGGAATTTCGCGCAGGTACCCAGGCGCAGAAATATATTCAGGGCATGCCGGGTTCAGAGAATGAAATAAGCGTTGGCACAGAGGTTTCCAGCTCTACCGCCTGGACCCGAACCTTCACCAATACTCAGCTTTCAGCAGTCCGGCTGCGCCTTAAATGGCCGTCATTGTTCCGTCAGGAAGATGATGGTGACCTGGTTGGCTATTCCGTGAAGTACGCCGTTGACCTGCAGACCGATGGCGGCGCGTGGAGAACGGTGTTCACCATGTCTGTAACGGGTAAAACGACATCCGGTTACGAGCGCAGCCACCGTATCGATTTGCCGCAGTCTAGCAGCACGTGGACGCTTCGCCTGCGTAAAGTCAGCTCTGATGCGAACAGCGCCAAAATCGGCGACACGATGACACTGCAGAGCTTTACCGAAGTCATTGATGCGAAGCTGCGCTACCCGAATACCGCGCTGCTGTATGTGGAATTCGACTCCAGCCAGTTCAACGGCAGCATCCCGCAGATTTCATGTGAACCGCGCGGCCGCATTATCCGGGTGCCGGATAATTATGATCCTGAAACACGAACCTATGGCGGCACATGGACCGGCGCGTTTAAATGGGCCTGGACTGATAACCCGGCGTGGATTTTCTACGATTTGGTAGTGACGGACCGTTTCGGTCTGGGTAACCGGCTGACCGCCGCCAATATCGACAAGTGGACGCTGTATCAGGTTGCGCAGTACTGCGATCAGCCTGTGCCAGATGGACGTGGCGGGAACGGCACGGAGCCGCGATATACCTGCAACGTCTACGTGCAGGACCGTAACGAGGCGTACACTGTGCTGCGTGACTTTGCCGCCATCTTCCGGGGCATGACCTACTGGGGCGGCAATCAGATCGTTGCGCTTGCCGACATGCCCCGCGATGTTGATTACAGCTACACGCGCGGGAACGTCATTGAGGGGCGGTTCACCTATTCAAGCAGCACGGCGAAAAGCCGTTACACCACCGCACTGGTGTCCTGGTCCGATCCGGATAATGCTTACGCTGATGCCATGGAGCCGGTGTTTGAGCAGGCGCTGGTGGCACGTTATGGCTTCAACCAGCTGGAGATGACGGCCATCGGGTGTACCCGGCAGTCTGAAGCAAACCGCAAGGGCCGCTGGGGTATTCTGACCAACAACAAAGACCGTGTTGTGACGTTCGGTGTTGGCCTTGACGGTAACATTCCACAGCCGGGATACATCATTGCTGTGGCAGATGAAATGCTGTCCGGGAAAGTAACCGGCGGGCGCATCAGCGCGGTGAACAATCGCGTCATTACGCTTGATCGCGCCCCGGATGCGGTGGCCGGCGACCGTCTTATCCTCAACCTTCCATCCGGCGCGGCGCAGAGCCGGACGATTCAGTCCATCAGCAAAAACATTGTGACGGTATCCACTGCCTATAAAGAAACGCCGCAGGCTGAAAGCGTATGGGTGGTTGAGTCCGACGAGCTTTACGCACAGCAGTACCGGGTGGTTAGCGTCACCGACAATGATGATGGCACATTCACTGTTTCAGCTGCGTACCACGACCCGGATAAATATGCCCGCATCGATACCGGCGCGATCATAGACCAGAGGCCGATAAGCGTTATTCCACCCGGCACGCAGGCCATACCCGAGAGCATCATCATCGACAGCTATTCACGGGTGCAGCAGGGCATCAGCGTGCAGACGCTCAGGGCCAGCTGGGATGAATCATCCAGCACTATCGCCTATGAAGCGCAGTGGCGGCGCAATGACGGTAACTGGGTGAACGTGCCGCGCAGCTCTACCACCTCGTTTGAGGTACCTGGCATCTATGCCGGACGGTATCTTGTCAGGGTGCGGGCCATTAACGCGGCCGAAATCTCCAGCGGCTGGGGATACTCGGACGAAACCGTGCTCACCGGCAAGGTCGGCAATCCTCCGAAACCCGTTGGCTTTATCGCCACAGGCATCAACTGGGGTATCCGTCTTAACTGGGGATTCCCGGAGAACACCGCCGACACGCTGAAAACTGAAATCCAGTACACCCCGAATACTGACTTCTCCGATCCGATTCTTCTCAGTGATGTGCCTTATCCCTCCGCTGAATATACGCAGCTGGGGTTACGTGCCGGGCAGGAGTTCTGGTACCGGGCGCAGCTGGTGGACAAAACAGGGAACGAATCCGGCTGGACGGACTGGATCAGGGGGATGGCTAACGATAATGCCGATGATTACCTGGGCGACATCGCCGGCGATTTCCTGACATCGCAGGACGGGGAGCGCCTGACCAGCAGCCTTGATAACAGCATTGAAGCGGCGCTGCAGAACGCGCTTGCCCATAATGCCGCAGTGGATCATCAATGGCGGCAGATGGGCGAGGTGCGGGCCGAAATCCTGACGGTTAAGACCACCATCGCAGACGTCGATAAGGGGCTTGCGGATCTGGAAACGGATGTCCGGGCACAGATAGGCGATGTTTCCGCTCAGGTGCAGGAAAAGCTCACTGCGCTGGTGGATTCCAGCGGCTCATCCGCTATCCACACACTGAAGGTTGGTGTGAAGATTAACGACATCGAGTACCTGGCGGGCATGTCGGTCGCGGCCATCGCGGAGGCCGGAAAGCCGGTGGTAACACGGGTTGCGTTCAACGCTAATCAGTTCGTGCTGATGAGCGGGAGCGGCACCACGCAGTATTCACCGTTTGCCGTGGTCAACGGGCAGGTGTTTATCAGTTCGGCCTTCATTCAGGACGGCACGATAACCAACGCCAAAATCGGAAACTTCATCCAGTCGAATAATTTTGTCTCCGGCTCACAGGGCTGGCGGCTGGATAAAAACGGCACGCTGGAAATTAACGGTGTGGCCGGCGGCGGCAGGATGATCATCACCAGCACGCTTGTCCGCATCTTCGACAGCAATAACGTGTTACGACTCAGAATGGGGCTGTGGTAATGGCACAAGGACTGCAATGCTGGGACGCGCAGGGACGAGTGGCAGTAGATCTGACTGACTACAACCTGCGTTTTATGGGGAGCATAACGGTGACGTTAGGCCCGACAGAGACCTCCAAAAATGTTGCCTTCAGTGGTGCCACTCAAAGTGGCACGGTGGTGGTCATTACGTCAGCCTCTCTCAGGAACCCGAATGAGTATTTTTGCCGCGCATACAATGGGGGCTTTAATGCTTTTTTAATGCATGGTTCAACCGGGGGGCTTTCAAATACATTAACCATTGAGGTATATAATTTCGAATGAGCGGGTTTGAAGTTTATAACGAAGATGGCAAGTTACTCATTGACTCCGAAAACCGGTCAACGATGTTTTACGATTCGCGGGCCATGACGAATATAACTGACCGGGGGTTTTATCGTATTAACAGTCCATTCGGTGACGGAAGCACGCTGGGTTATTCACCCCAGGCATTCTGGAATGATGGCCGCTTGCGATGGCTTCAGTTTAATGCTGGTCGATATGGGTTTCCCGGCGCGGATATTGTGGAGCAAAACTGCGGCAGGATGATCCGGACGGCGCGTAACATACCTGTTGACAGTGGATACATGGATGTGTTCGACAGGAATGGAAATCTTGTCTGGAGTGCACTTTCTGCCTCACGTATGCCGCGCATTGTGAAATTCTTTGACGTGCCTGCCGGGTTCGACTTCCAGAATAACACCATCTCCATACCGCTGGATTTTAACCCGTGGATACTGATCAATAACTGCCCCGGCAACCTCAGCTACGGCGGTGATGAAAACCTTATTCTTGGTTACTCCGGGATTGTCTTTCGCTGGACAGGCTCGCAGTTGCAGGGGCGCTACATCACTCTGAAGCAGAAAACATGGGCGGAGACATTCCAGAGCAGGGGGCTCCGAATCCCCCTGGCTCAGTTTGTCGGCATCTGAAAATCTGGCGTGCGCTGCGGCTGCGTGGCAATCATGTTATATGCCGGCGTGCGGGGTGCGTTGAAAATATAACTAACTTTTGTCATACCCTTCTTTCCATAACACAAACTATTTACGCGGCTTTTAACATGCCGGGAAAATATGCCATTACTTGTGTCGCTGATTACCTGCAGTGAATATTTATCGCAATCGATTTCAACTTCCAGACTTCCTGACAACGAAAGACGTGAAGCCTCTATCGGGTAGTCCATTACGAAATCATAAGGTCTGTTATCAACAGAGCATCCCGAAATCAGGAACAAAGGAATAATCAAATGCAGGAGTTTTGTACGCATGGGAGTTTGCTCACGTTGTGAATATTACTTTTATGATACCTGGTTAATTAACCAGTCCAGTTAGATCCCACTCATTCCAACAAATGACCCGCTACGGCGGGTTTTTTATTATCAGGAGAACGCCATGTCGGCAGGAACTCTCGCGCTTACGAACAAATCTGACGCTGTAAAAGGGACTGGCACCACTTTTACCGCGATGAAGGCCGGTGACTTTATTGTGGTGAATATCGGCGGCACACCCTACACGCTGACAGTCAAATTTATCGCCAGCGATACGCAGCTGACGCTCATCAGTAAGTTCACTGGACCAACGCAAGGCGGGTTGGCCTGGAGTGAAGTGCCGCGTGAAGCGCAAAGCCTCATTACGGCGGCGCTGGCAACGCAAACAGTCGAAGCGCTGCGCGGGCAGAACCTGGACAAAGATAACTGGCAGCAGGTTTTCAGCGTGAGCGATGACATCACGGTAACGTTGAAGGATGGCGCTCAGTTCACCGGCCCCAGTTGGCTGAAGATTGTTGATCTGCTGAAGACGGTAGACCTGGCACAGGCGCAGAAAATTGCAGACCAGATCCGGCAGTCACAAAATGCCGTAGCCGCTGACAAAGCCACCGTGGCAACGGACCGGGGCGTTGTTGAGAGTAAGACCGCAGAAGCAGCCGCATCAGCGCAGGCAGCCGCTCAGCTTGAGCAAGCCGCATCGGACAGCGCCGGCACGGCGAGCCAGAAAGCCACTGATGCCACCGCCGAGGCAGAGCGGGCAGAGCGGGCGGCCGACGATGCAGAAATACGCGGCGCAGAGCAGGTTGGCTTCGCTACCGCGCAGGCAGACCGCGCTAAAGAGGAAGCAGACCGCGCCGCCGCGTCGAACCCGGCAAACGCGCTGCTTAAAGCCGAGAACCTGGCTGATGTTGAAAATAAGGCCCAGGCACTGCAAAACCTGCTGGATGAGAAGCCATTACCTCTTCTTGCACCGGCAGTGAACCAGAATGAAGCGCCAACGTTGCAGCAGGTGCAAAACCTTGTTGGCATGGGTAGTACCGGCCCAACGCAAACGGGCGTAATGAATTACGGCGTCGGTGACTTCCATCTGCGCGATAGCCGTCTGTTCGTCCAGCCGTATGAGGTGACCAGCGACGGGCAGCTGCTGAACCGCGCCGACCACCCCGATCTGTGGGCTTACGCGCAGCTTGTAGGTGCAATCTCCGATGAAAACTGGATCGGATACGTTGAAAAACAGGACGCTCTACTCAACTGGCGACGGGCAAACCACGTTCCGCATCCCTGACCGAAACGGCACCCAGCGAAAAGGGGTAAATGGTTTCACTGGTGAAGATTCAATCATGAACCTTTATGGCAGGGGAGACGGGGGCAACAGCGCTGTAAATGGTCGCGCTCAGGAGGGCGGTGTACCAAATATCACCGGAGGATTCTGGGCTTACGGTTATGACCAGAGCACTGGCGGTAATAACGGTGCGTTTGCGTGGAGCAATGGCGGAAACAACGTATTTCCGCTGAACAGCAATACAGCAAGCCAGACCAAGTATGAAGGTTTCAGCTTTGACGCCAGTCGCTCCAGCAAATTTTATAAAGGTATTAGCGAGGTCCGTCCCAATTCATTCTTTGGCGTCTGGGTTATCCGTGCTTCCGGCGCGTTCGTCGCCGCGAATACATCATTCGGTGTCATGAACAGCTACGCAGCGGACCAGCCTGCTAACTTTTTGCTGGAAGGTGGACGCGTACAGTCTGAAATCCATATTGAAGGGGGGCTTAGCGCTAAAGTTGCACTGGTAGCACGTCAGCGTGTCGGTGGTGCTACGTCTGGTGCATTTGAAGTTACAGATTCGTCGGGGTCGGTATCGAAAACCAGAACGCTGGCGCTACCTCTTGAGGAGGGAACACTCGTCACCGATACCGGCCCACAATCCTGTGTAGCATGGGCCAGGATTGCCGGGTCATCTATTGTTTCTGCATTCAATATCAGCTCGGTAACAAAAGAGGCGGCGGGGGCACTGAGGCTGTTCTATCAAAATCCGCTCGCTAATGACATTGACCTATCAATAATGGTAACGGCAATCCAGCCATCCTCAGACAACACCGCAGCAACGGGAAACGTGTATTCAATTGGATCAACATCCGTGGGCATAACGACCAGGACACCAAACGGAAGATTTGACGCGGCTGGCGTGATGGTTGGAGTTTTCAGGAAATAATTATGGAAAAAATAATAGTTTATGAATCCGAGTTCGGCGTAGCTTTTATGACGCCCTACAGCATGTCAGGCTTAACACTACTCCAGACGGGCCAGAAAGATGTTCCTGAGGGCGTACCTTTCTGGATAGTGGATAAGGCCGATCTGCCACTGGACATTCCCCAGGAAGCATGGGAGCTGGACGAGGCTGCACTGGGTGAGCCGGACGGCATTGGCGGAACGTATCGTGAGGTAGCGAGCAATGATTAAAATCAATCAGGACAAGCTGGCAGAAATTAAGGCGGAGGAAATTCGCGCCGAGCGTGACCGACTGATCGCAGCGTGTGACTGGGCAATGATGCCGGACGCACCCACTGATAAGAATGCATGGGCGGCTTATCGCCAGGCGCTGCGCGATGTTCCACAGCAACAGACGTTTCCGCTTGATCCAGTTTGGCCCTGCGCGCCGGCTAGCGCTGAAAAGTGA